GCTATGCGCCCTTGGGTAAAGGCTTGACCATAGAAATCAAACGTAAATCCTAAATTAAAAACAGCCGAGACTTGGTCGTCTCCTGCATTAAGATTAGTAGTGCCCGATTGGTTTGTGAGGTCTATTAAAGATTGATTGGCTTCATAGATGTATGTTGCTGATAGATTACTTGTTAGTAATAAACAACATGTTATTTTAAGCCAGCTATGCATTCTTTTTTAAGTTGACTGTTTGAGTGCCATACTCTTTTGCATTCTTTAACTTTTTCTTTGTACCAAATTTTATAGTCTGGTCTGTCTTGATTGTTTTCTTCCCAAGCTACAGTTGCTTCTTTCCCTATCTTACCTTTGTAAGGACAAGGTGTACCTGCCATTTCCATAGCGTTAAAAACACGTTCATCCGCACAAAGCAAACTAATAGATGCTACTTTCATTCCCATATCGTAGAGGTATTTAGATAATTTTAATCTCTCACAGTTTGTGTCTGTAACTGTACGCCCTGAAGAAAAACCGAACACTTGTCCTTGAAATGCACCCGACCGGCCCACGGTACATAAGTCTTGTGAATAAGACATTATAGATGGGGCAATAGCTGAAGCAGGGGGAGCTTCGCTTTTTACGTTTTGATTAATAGTTTGTGTCGAACTCGATTGGTTAATGTTTCTATTCGTGTTATCAGATGTGTTGTTATTTTGATTAACATTTTTGTTGTTAGTTGTAACATTTGAATCCGATTTTGAAGTATTGACATTTGTATTATTCGAAGTGTTGACGTTAGTATTATTCGAAGTGCTTGAATTAGTGACATTTTGATTTACTGTTGAATTTACTGTTGAGTTAGATGTTGAATTTGAAGTATTAACATTGGTGTTTGCATTAACATTATTTGAGCTTGACGTATTTACGTTAGTATTAGAATTGGTATTAGAATTGGTATTAGAACTGGTGTTGTTATTTGTATTAGTAGAGTTGTTCGTGTTGACATTGGTATTAGAATTGGTATTTGAGTTAGTATTATTATTGGTGTTTACATTGGTATTGGAGTTATTAGTTGTGGTGTTGTTAGTAGTATCCAAACTATTTTGCTCGCAATACTGAGTGCCAGCAGTACAGTTACCTGTCTGATCCCCATATGAATTAAATGATAATACTAACCCTAAAACTAGAAGTGCGCGTTTTTTCATATTTTTTTATTAACATTTCCAACGCTTTCTAGCCTGCCTTAGCCTTGAGTTCGGGTCTTTTGCAGCTTTAGGGAATTTCTTCATCTGCCCAGCAGATCTAGCGCAATAAGACTTACGTCTTTTAGCAGCTTTGCTTCCCTTTTTAACTTTTCCTGTTACTGCAGTTTTAAGTTTGGATCCAGGATTTGCTCTGCGATGAGCAGCAACGCCCTTCGCAGTCATACCTGCACCCGATTTAGTTTTACGGTAGTTAGCGCCTTTACCCTTTGTTGTTTTTCTTATTGGGTTTTCTTTTTTGCGGGGCACTTTTCTTCCTTATTGGTTTTTCTGGGGTTAAACTTTTTTTAAATAGTTTTGCATAGGCTTTTTTTACCCCATTTAAAAATTTTTCAATATATTCTATATACATAATTATACTCATTAGCAACAATGCTATAGCAATAGTATAGCAAATTATCACTTTTTCTTAGCTGTTTTTTTAGATTTCTTAAATGCTTTGTTAGTTGGAGCCCCTTTAGACCCTTTTTTACGCATTTTTTCTTTAGAACCCGCTTTTATACGTTTTCTTTTTGCGTGTATATTTGCGTATAACCCCTTTTTAGCCATTATGCTCTTCTCGCGTTTTTTGTTCTTCTAAAAGAACGGTTTGATCTTTTTGATTCCATCCTCATATTCTTAGCCACGCTGTTTAAAGGGTTGTTGTCTTTATGTGCAACATCTTTACCATCACCCTTTTTTGCTTTGCCTTTAGCTATCATTATACGACGTGCTTTGTTGCGACCAGCCCTGCGTTTTTTTTGTGTAGCTGTACCTTGGTATCTATCGTATTCTTGCCGATAGTTTCTGCCCATTACTTGCCAGCTTTAGCTTGGGCTTTTTTGTGTGCTTGTCTCATAGTATCACCCATAAGCATGCGCCTTTTCATAAAGGACATGTGCTTTGCACTGTGGTGCTTACTGTGTTTGTTTAAAGACGTTTGTTGACGTTTAGAAATGCTTTTCTTTTTGACCTGTTGAGATGGTCGTTTAGCTTTTCTAGGCATTACTTTTTAGGCTTCTTAGGGTTATAAGATATAGAAATTTCTTTAGCTATTTCCTGTGCATTTTTTGTAGGTAAACCTTCAAAATTTATAGCGTCTTCTGCGCGTTCTCTGTTAGGTACATTAGGCATCATTGTAGTTTCTTCAACTTCTGTGTCTCCAATTTTACCTTTTGTTGTTGGTCCTGGTGTTCTAGACGCCATCTCTTTTCTCCTGCGTAATTAAAAAATCAACTAACTTTATTTTATCATTAATCTCAACCAATTTACCAACCAGTTGGTCTAAGTACTCTGTAAAGTTAATATGCTCCGGTATTGAAGTAGGGTTAGAAGTAAGCACTTCTAGGTCTAAAGTGACCTGGGCCCGTTGTCCTTCAAGCGTTACTTTGTAAGCTTTGTAGATAGATCCTTTATCCATAATGTTTCCTTAATAGTAGTCTATGTCATCGTCCACGGCTAGTAGCCGTATGAAGATTTCTTCTTGCCTTTTTTTGCCGGTTTTTTCTTCTTAACAGGCTTTTTCTTGTACATACCTTTCATTCCCATTTGATTTATACCTCCGCATTTCATAATCTTTATAGTACCTTAACTAGGTTCAGTTGGCCAGACTATTGGATCAGCGGAAGGTAAATCTCTTAACGCTTGGCGGTACGTGGCCCATTCTGTTTTTTTAGAGTCTGACAAAGGGCTATCGGCAACCTGTGTCCAATCCGATTCAGCAAGCAGGACATTTCTATTTGCTCGTACTTCATTTAAAACTAAATCCGCTCTTTCAACAGCGGCACCGCTTTGTATTAAGTATCGATTAGCTGAATAAGAGCCTTCTATAATGCTAAAACCACTTGCAAGAGGTATTTCTGATTGATGAGCCACACCCGAAGTTGCGTATTCAATTTCACCAGAATCAGTATTATAAACTGTGTATGTGTACATTATTGAGTGTTATCCATAATTATATTTAAAGAAAGCTGAGTGTGGTTATACCCCCCACTAAAATAAACTCGCCAATAAACAGTGCTTTGAGAAGTACTTAACCCGGTTATTTGACCCGTGTAAACATAGCTATAGCCCCTGTATGTTCCTGCATTCCAGTATATATTAGTATTACCACTTGCATTTACCCAAGTAGAATTGTTTAAAGAGTATTGCACTACCCCCCCACTTACATTACCAAGAACACCAGCAAAAATTGCAATGTAAGTGGCATTATTTCTTATTTGTGTAATTGTTACGGGAACAAACGAAGCATTACTGCCTGTGTACGTGCCAGAACGTTGTACATAATTCTGTGCACTTCTGCCTAAAGGAAAAAAAGTACCCGCACTAAGATGACTTTTAATGTCTGTACTAACATTATCAAAATGTTTAACGTTAAGAGTGTCTGCATTAATCTGCGTTCCTGTAATAGTATTAGCTGCTATTTCGAGTGCTGTAATAGTATTAGAGGCTATTTCATCGGCTGTAATAGTATCAGTGGCTATTTCAGTAGCCGTAATAGTGCCACCATCTATTTGAGTAGCTGTAATGGTATCCGCTATAATTTTTCCACCATCTAGAGTGCCAATTTTAGCGTCAAGAATTGCAGCATCTTTAATACGAGCTGTGTCTATGTATACTACATTATCCGTAATAATAAATGGAGCCACAGTACTTGTAGTAGAGGGGTTCCAAATAGCAAATGTGTCCGCTCGAAACTGTACGTAGGATGTGGCTCCTGAACCGCTGCTCGCGTTTGAGCCAATGACCATACCCGCGGCTGACTTACTGCCGTTAGATTCTGTTGCAACATTTATAACATACATGGCATTTACATCGCCATTAAGATTGGCTGTGGTAGTACTTAAACTAGAAATAGAAGAAGTGTGCCCTCCAACTGTACTACTTAAAGTACTAAGAGAACTAGCAGTAGCGTTTTGGGCATTAGTAACTGTAATTACGTCTTGTTGTGCACTAGCCATAGCTGCCGTAAGAGTACTACCTGTAAAACTAGTAGCTCCAAATACACTTACTAAAGTTGAATCGCGTCCTGCTACCCAAGCATTGTTGGCTGCATTTCTCGTATAAATCTGACTATCATCGGTGTCAAACCAAAAATCATGTACCCCCAATGCAGAACCGTCGGCCCTGGCACTTGGAGAACTACTTTGTTTAATAACAGTGGCCGCTGCTGCGCCTGTTGCAATTAAATTATATCCAGGCAAGTCTGCTAATGTTTCGCTAAGAGCGGCCATTGTGGCTGCTATGTTTTCAATAGTTGTAGCACTAGCCATATTAGACCAAGGACCAGGAGTGTTTGAAGTGCTTACAAAACGAACCCAATAGTAATAGGTAAAGTCATACTCAAGTCCTTTGTCGGTATATATAAAAGCGTTAGTTGTTCCTACAAGAACAGCACTACTTAAATCTTCTGCTTGAGAACGCCAAATTTCAGTAAACGCATGATTACCATAGGGCGCAGTATTAGTACTTTGATTCCAAGATAAAAGAACGTCGGTGAATAAGCCACTAGCAGTAAGCGAAGTAGGAGCAGGTGGTACTATTACGTCACCTGGTCTTTCTCTAATAGGTCCAAAACCTGTTGCGCCGGTGTTAGGGTTGTAAGGGGATTGAGCTAAGTCTGTCGCTAACCCACTGTCTATAAGTTCGCGTAAAGTTACGGCTCTATCTTTGGGATCTCCCCTTCTGCCTAGTCGCACTTCTACTGCTTCTTTTATAGACTCTAATGCGAGTTTAGTTTCGGGATCTGTTTTTGCCGGAATATTCTTAATGGCTGGAACTTTAGTTTCTGCCATGGTCTAATAATACTCAGGATATTTTTGCCTATAGGCTCCTCTTATTTCATCCATAGATTCAGCTATAGCAACTTCATTTACAACTTTTGCAGAAGATACTTCCACAGCGTAAGTAGTAAAAATTCTAGGGGGTAGTCTAAGAATAGGCTCCCCTATACTAGTTGAACTTATAGTGACAGAACTACCCGCTGGATTAATATAACTACCTGACACTGAGTGTTGTGTACCAGATAGAGCAATAGTGCCGGTGTAAAATAAAGTACCGTCCCCATACACTTTAATAGTGACTGGGTAAGCTTCTGCATCTACTTTAACAAAACTCATACCTGTTGGTTTTGGTAAAGTAAATTCTTTAGATTTCCAAGTATAAGTTTGGTCGGTTGTACCACCTTGAAACTTTTTAATTTGATTGGCAATAATTAAATAAGCGTTACCATCATCGGGATCAGTAAAAGTTCCTCTAATTAACGCGCTTGCTGTTAGAGTAGTAAGTGATTTTTGTTCGGATCGAGGATCAAATATAAACCCACCAAAACCAGAACCTGTACTATAAAAGCCTAAGTACCTACCTTTCCACAAAGTAGCATTAATTGTGCTTGGGTAATATTGAGCCTGCCATTGATCAGGAGTGATTAACCCCTCTGTAATAACTTGTACATCTGTACCAGCTGCTGCCACAAGTCCGTCTGGCCCTGCATAAATAACATATTGACCCATATCTACCATTGATGTTTTACTTAAACACGCTTGTGGGGTTTCCATACGTATAGCACTCATAGAAGCCGGATCAGTTCCAGCTACAAGATAAGGACGGCTTTCTGTAGTAACAATAACACCATTTCCAACCCCTGCAATTCCAACAATCGGGTCTTCTAAAGTTATTCTATAGTTAATAGGCCAAGCGTAAGGCAAAAACGCTTCTGAAAAACATAAACGCTT